GAGTACAAGCGCGCTGTAGAAGCTCATGAAAAGTTTGCTAGATCAAACGAAGCATATCTTATGGAAGGCAAGGCTCCATCTCTTGAGCTGCGCCGTATCTTCCAGCGATTCAAGCAATGGTTGAAGCTGATCTATAAAGACATCACTGGCCTTAACGTCGAGCTGTCTGACGAAGTGCGCGAAGTGTTTGATCGCATCTATGCTACAGATGAAGAAATTGATGCAGCAAAAAATGAAGTTGCTGTGGATCCTTTGTTCATGGATGCCAAAACAGCAGGCATGACAGAGGTTGAATTTGATGCATACAAACAATCTGTATCGCAAACGGTAGAGTCTGGCAAAGATGCATTGCTGACTAAGTTGATGCGTGAAGCGCAGCGCGAAAAGAAAGCATGGTGGCGTGCAGAAAGAGATAATGTTCGTCAGGAAGTAGCCGCGCAAGTTGATGCTGAACCTGTGTATATTGCATTCAAGCAACTTACTGATGGCGACATCAAATTAGACAAAGACGAGATTGTCACCAAGTATGGTGAAGGCTATCTAAAAAAGCTGCCTCGTACATTTAAGCGCGTATATACAACTGAAGGCGGTATGCCGCTAGATGCTGCTGCACGTTTGCTTAACTACCCATCTGGCGACTCTTTGATTGAGGCGCTTGCAAGTATGCGTAATCGTCGAGAGTACATTAACGCTGAAGCTGACCGCATTATGCGTGAGCGTCATGGCGATCTGATGACTGACGGCACTATTGCTGACGAAGCAAAAGATGCTCTGCATAATACTCATCGAGAAAAAGTTATCCTTGCTGAGTTGCGTGCATTAAACAAAGAACTAACAGGAACTATTCTTGCACCAGCAAAATCATTCTCTGATACAGCCAAGGGTATTATCGGTCAGACTGCTATTCGTGATCTTAATCCGTACAAGTATTTAATTGCTCAACGTAGATCTGCTAAAGCTGCATTTGATGCAATGGCTGAGAATGACAGAATGCGTGCGTTTCAAGAGAAGCGCAAAGAGCTGCTTAATCATTTCTTATATCTTGAGTCTCGCGCAGCACAAGAGCGCAATGACAAGTATGTTGCATACATCAAGCGATTTGAAACAAAGGCAACTCGCGAGCGCATGGGCAAGGCTGGATATCTTGAGCAGATTGATTCAATACTGGATGGTTATGAGTTCCGCAGAGTAACCAACAGGGTTATTGATCGCAGGTCAATGCTTGAGGCGTTTGTTCGTCGCCAAGAAGATCTTGGCAATCCTGTAAACATTCCGCTGTCCGTGCTGACTGATGCGCGCCAGGTAAATTACAGAATGCTGTCTGTTGATGAACTGTCTGCAATTCATGAGTCTGTTCGCAACATTGCCAACTTAGCATCGCTTAAAAATAAACTTTTGAAGATGGCAGAAAAACGCACGCTTGATGAAGTTGCTGGCGAAGCTATCTCTCAAATTAAAGCAAACACTAAGGGCGGCAAATCAAAGACGTTGGAAAGTGCGCTTGCAACCAGGTCGCTTGGTCGATGGGCAAAAGGTTTCATGCTCATCCATACTAAGTTTGCGACTATGGCAAATCAGATGGACGGATGGAAAGATGGCGGGTTCTTTTGGAACACGATTGTTCGCCCATTAAATGATGCGGCAGACAAAGAAGCAGTTGCACGCGCCGATGCCACAAAGAGATTGAATGACATCTTCAAGGTGTACCGTGATACAAACATGGACACCAAGAAGTTTATTCCTAGTCTTGGTCAATCTATGACGTTGCAAGGCAGACTGTCTGTAGCGTTAAATTGGGGTCGTGCAGAAAATCGTCAACGTATTATTGATGGCAATGGCCTGACTCAACAAAACGTAGATGACATTTTTGATACGCTTGATGAGCGCGACTGGACGTTTGTTAAAAACATCTGGTCTTACATTGATTCATTCTGGCCTGAAATTGAGTCGCAATATAAACGGCTGTATGGCGTAGCTCCAGAAAAGTCTGCATCACTTCCGTTTATGACAAAGTTTGGCGAGATGCCTGGCGGATATTATCCGATCAAGTATGACGCTACAAAGTCCGCGCAGGCTATGGCTCAGACAGCAGATGATGTTCTTGCTGAGATGAAATCTGGCGCATATATGCGTAGCCAAACAAAGAATGGATTTACAAAAGAAGTATTGGAAAATCTTGATCGCGCAGTGCGTCTTGACTTTTCTACAATGTATCAGCACGTCAATGAAGTTATTCACGATCTTTCCTTACGCGAATATCTGATGGACTTCAATAAATTGATGTCGCATAGAACTCAAGGCACAACGCTGAAAGACACCATCATTGATGGCTATGGCGATCAGTTCTATAACGAAATAGCAGAAACAATAAGAGACGTTGCTATTGGCGACATCAATGCTAAGAATGGTTTTGAGCAGGCAATGGCGCATGGACGTGCAGGCGTAGCTATTGCTGGCATGGGTTGGAGTGTGTGGACTGGCATGATGCAGCCACTTGGCCTGTTTCAATCTATTCAGCGCGTTGGGCCAATATGGATTGCCAAGGGCATGATGAAGTGGGGCGGAGACATGGCTAAGTTCCAGAACTCCATGAACTTTATATATGAAAAATCTGAGTTTATGAAAACTCGGAATCTTACACAAAACCGCGAGATCAATGAAATCAGAAATACAATTAAACGCCAGGGCAAATTTCCGCTTGCTAGAGAAGCGTATGGCATGATTGAAGATTCTTATTTCCAGTTGATTATTCAGGGCCAGAAACTTGTTGATATTCCAACATGGTTTGGTGCATATGAAAAAGCCAAGGCATATGGCAAGGATGATGCAACAGCAGTAGCACTTGCTGATCAGGCCGTCATTGATGCACAAAGCGGTGGTGCATTAAAAGATCTTGCTCGCATTCAACGCGGCGGCCCATTGCTTAAAATATGGACAACCTTTTATTCATACTTTAGCGCAACGTACAACTTAATGTACAGGGCTATTGGTCGCACTGATTTTATGAATCCAATAGAAATTGGTCGTCTTGCAGTTGATACTCTCAATGTAATGATATTCCCTGCAATCGCAACAACAGTGTTGAGAGAGGTTGTGAATCAAGCTGTTGGAGGCGACGACAAGGACGATGAGGAATTGATTGAAGCATACATCAGGGAGCAAGTATCTTATACATTTGGTACTGTTGTTGGCTTGCGTGAGTTTGCAACATTTATTGATCCGAGATTCAGTTATAACGGCCCTGCTGGTGCAAGGTTTATTTCAGAGTTCTTAAAGTTAAGCAAACAAGTAAGCCAGGGCGAGATTGATGATGCGCTCAGAAAATCTGTTATTAACACTGGCGGCATTCTTTTACACTTTCCATCAACTCAGATTAACAAGACTATTGACGGTATTATTGCACTTGAAAATGGCGACACAGAAAGTGCAGCAGCTATATTACTCGGTGCGCCGAAAGACTAAGGGGAAACTATGACAATCACATCAAGCACCGCCAGAGTAAACTACTCCGGCAACAGTTCAACGCAAGACTTTTCTGTACCGTTCAAGTTTTTTGAGAACGATCATCTGACTGTTGTAGTTCGCAGTTCTACTGGTGTTGATACAGTTAAGGTACTGACAACAGATTACACGGTCACTGGTGCAGGCAGTCCTTCTGGCGGTCAAGTGTCAATGCTTACTGCTCCGGCAACTGGCGAGACACTTATCATCTATCGCAATGTGCCGATTACTCAAATTATTGACTACATTGCAAACGATCCATTCCCTGCTGAATCTCATGAAGCTGCGCTTGATAAGCTGACTATGATTGCACAGCAACAGCAAGTATCTCTTGATCGCGCAATTAAGTTCCCTGATTCTGATGGCGATTCAATCTCTGGTGTACTTCCTGCCGCATCTGTACGCGCATCTAAATATCTTTCCTTTGATTCCAATGGCAATGTATCTATCGCATCTGGTACTACTTCACCATTTCCTGTATCTGTTTACATGGAAGATGTTGTCGCTGCTGCTGATGCCGCTGCTGCTAGAACATTGCTTGACGCACAACAATATGATGTTGACACGGCAAAGACAGACGTGACGCAAGAGTTCACGGCTGCTCAACAATTTGCACAAACAACTAGCACAGTAACCGCGGTAGCCGCATTAAACATTGACTGCTCTGCTGGTGATTACTTTACAAAAACAATCAACGCCAACTCTACGTTTACTGTATCAAACGTACCATCAAGCAAAGCATACGGATTTACGTTAGAACTTGTACACACATCAGGAACAATTACCTGGTTCGCAAATGTTAAGTGGTCAAACGGCGCTGCACCAAGTTTAACTACAGGCAAGACGCATCTGTTCTTCTTTGCGACATCTAATGGTGGATCAACTTGGTACGGAGCGGCATTGCCGAACTACACAGTATGATAAACATTGCCATGAGAATGATGCAGTTTGCTACTGCTCTGGTGGTGTTGTTGATTTTATTGGAGCAACATCATCTGAAAATTCTACATCAATTACGCTTCCATCAGGTCTTGCACAAAATGATATTGTGATTGTTGCAAGTATGTTTGATATTTACACTGGATCTGCACCAAATTTGCCAACCGGATATACGGCTGGCAGTGATTCAATTACTGAAGCATTGTCATTCTTTACTACTTGGCGCTGGTCGTATAAAAAAATGGGCGTTACTCCAGACACAACTGCATCTGGTTTAACAGCACAAGCAGACTGCGCTCACATTGCACTAGCGTTCAGAGATGTGGATGGAACTACTCCATTGGATGTAAGCCCGCCAACATCGTCTATTGGTTCATCTGGTATGCCAGTGTGTCCAGCAATCACTATGGCTAACACTGGTATCTCTGTGATTATTGGGTTCCTTGATGATGACTTAGCCTCAGACACAACAGCGCCAACAGGTTACTCACTTGCAATAAATAAGACATTTGGTGTTGCAGAAACTGGCGGTACAATTATGGCAGCATATAAACAGGTTAGCGCAGGGACAGAAACTCCCACAATCTTTGGCGGCACAGGATCGGACAGTTGGTCAGGAGTGACCATTGGATTAAGACTTAACTAACAAGAAAGGCAAACTCATGGACTACGACGCAATCGCAGATGCGGGATCAAAAGTAACATATGCAGGGGGTGGGTCAGCCTTTCTGTTTGGGATGACGGCAAACGAAATCGCAGCTATAGGCGGTTTGATTATTGCCGCGGTAGGTCTTATTATCAATGGTATATTTAAATGGCTTGGTCATCGTGCCATGCTTGCTCATCATCGTAAAATAGAAGCAGGAGAAAAACATGAATGACAAGACACCACAAGAGATTTGCGAATCACTACTTGGACTTTCAATCAGTTCAATCGAAATTGATACAGATGACGAACTTATCCGATTTGGCATGAGTAACGGTCAAGAAATTGAGTTTACTGGTGACGGTCTTGAGATGTACGTTTCCAATCCACCAAAGGATGACTGATGAAATACCTTGCCATTTTGCTGTTTATACCATCAATCGCATTTGCTGACGTTAAAGACCAAGCCATTGCAGGACAAGCGGCAGATGCGGCAACTACAATCATCGGCATCACACAAGGCGCAACCGAGATGAACCCACTTGGCCCTGCGCTATCAATCGCGCTCAAGCCACTAGCTTTTGGCGCAATCTCCACACTTCCACAAGAAGAACAAGCAACATGGCATTCTGCGGTATCGGCTGCCGGATGGGGCGCAACAGGTAATAATCTGTGCGTGCTAGTCGGTGGTGGTATTGGCTGTATCTTTGCAGGTATAGCCGCTGGCATTGTCGCATGGAATCAGACGGTTCAAGAGCGACAATTTTGGGAATGGTGTGCTTACTTCCGAAAGGAAACGCCAGACCTTGAATGTGTTTGGACTGACTAGGAGATTATCATGCAGTCACTTAAAACCGTAGTTTTATTGGCTGCAATCGTAGCCGTTCCAGCAACAGCAGGTGAAGAAATAAAAGAGATGTCAATGGCAACAGATGTCGGTGAAGTCGTGCTGACGTTAGAGCCGTGTCCAATCAATCCTAACTACGACTTTCCATATCTTGCTTATGCCACCGAGAAAGGTCAGCCTGACCACTTGGGCTGCTGGCAAGATACCAAACCATTAAACGGCAGAGAATCACACATTGTCAATGTATGGTTTCCAGAAGTAAATGCCGTTGCATCGTACAACAAAAAACTATTCAAGCCGAGAACCAAAGTATGAACGTAGAGATTTGCAAGGAATGCGGGGATGCATACGACCCTATCGAGATAGTGGATGGAACTTGCTGGAAGTGTATGCAAGAAGAAGACCCGCTTCGCAGCATTGATTTTGATGAAATATATGATGAGGTGGATAGAGATGTCTTGGCAACGTAATGCAGTTGCATTGTCGGCTGCTGGTTTAGTAGCTCTAGCATCGTGGGAGTCGTTCAGGTCGCAACCATACCTTGACATCGGCGGCGTGTGGACGGACGGTTTCGGCAACACCAATCAAGTCGTGCCAGGCAAACCAGTTACAGTTCCGCAGGCACTTGATACATTACTGAAGAACGTCAAGACGGCAGAGCAAGCGGTCAATACTTGTATCACTCAACCGATGACGCAGGGCGAATACGATGCGTTTGTGAAGTTTACTTTCAACGTAGGCAACGATGCGTTCTGCAAATCAACTCTTGTCAAAAAGTTTAACGCTGGCGACCCGCGTGGTGCGTGTGATGAGCTGTTGCGGTGGGTTTACGTTAAAGGTAAGAAGGTGAATGGATTAGTGAATAGAAGAAAAGCGGAGCATCAATTATGCCTTTCCTTATGACATACTGGAAGCAAATAGGAATTGCTATTGCAATCATAGGTTTAGTGGGTTATATTGCTGTAATTAAACATCAACGTGATTCTGCAAGACTTGAATTACATGAATACAAAGTTGCGGTAGAAAAGAAGCTCGTTGAACAACAGCTAAAAAACGCTGCGATGGAAAGAGCTTCAGCACAAAAGCAATCTGCACTTGTTGTAACGCATAACGCTACAGTTAATCAGGTAAGAGACTATTATGAGAAACGCTTGCAAACTTCTCGTGCTGCTAACGCTGCTCTTGATAACAGGATGCGCTACGAAGCCAATGATTACCGCACTCGATTGTCCGATGCTATCAAAGCCGCCAGCCAATCTGCCCAAAGCGGGCGAGACGGTGACGCAGCCGCTGCTAGACGAGATTACGAAACCCTCAGAGAAGCCTGCTCAATAACCAGTGCAGACTATAACGCTTTGTGGACGGCATGGGAGACAGAATGTCAGATAAAGGGATGCCAGTAAACTATTCAGAACTTTTGCAATTTGCAAAAACTGATAGACAAAAGGAAGTTGCAGCAGCCCTAATTGAAACAGGAAGCCGCCGTAAAGCTGCTAAAAAGTTAGGTTGTGGTCAAGGCACTGTCAGCAATATGATTGAGCGTTTAAGGGCCGTTGCTGCAAAGCATGGATATTCGCCAGAACATGACATGACCCACATTGCTCCAGAGCCATTTATGGTGAAAGGAATATCAACTTATTACAACGATGAAGGTAAGCCAATAGGCCAGTGGGTTAAGACCGCTATTGACCAAAGCAAATTGCATGAAATTTTAATGGAAACATTGAAAGCGATGCAAGATGAAATCCCTAGAGTTCTGCCTCTCCCGTCACCATCTGAATCAAACTCCAATCTTTGCAATACATACGTTATTACAGATTACCATTTAGGTATGCTTTCTTGGCGCGAAGAAACTGGCGCAGATTGGGATGTGAAGATTGCCGAGGATTTAATAGTCAAATGGTTTGCACAAGCTATCGCACAATCACCTAATGCAGAGCAAGCTGTGTTCGCTCAGTTATCCGACTTTCTGCACTTTGACGGTATGGACGCTGTAACGCCAGCTTCTAAGCATCTCTTAGATGTTGACACTCGCTTTGCTAAAGTTGTCCGTTCTGCTATCCGCGTTCTTCGACGTGTAATTGATATGCTGCTACTAAAGCATCAAAAGCTGCACATTATTATGGCTGACGCTAACCACGACCCTGTTAGCCAAATATGGTTACGAGAATGGTTCGCTGTGTTATATGAGAATGAGCCAAGAGTTACTGTTGACACTAGCCCTAGCCCATATAATGCGTTTGAGTTTGGCAAGGTTGCATTATTTTTTCATCATGGTCACAAGAGAAAAGTCACTAACGTCAGCGAAGTGTTTGCAGGGCAGTTCCGCGAAATGTTTGGTCGCACTAAATATGCCTATGCACACATGGGGCATCTGCACAGCATTGACGTTAAGGAAAACAATCTGATGATTGTAGAACAACACCGGACGCTTGCGCCTGCTGACGCTTATGCCGCCAGAGGCGGATGGTTGTCTGGCCGTGATGCAAAGGTTATTACATACGACAAACGATATGGCGAAGTTAGCAGGATAACAATCAATTCAGATATGCTGAAATCATGATTAAACGTATATACATTGTATATACATCGGCGCATGATTAGTCCATACGCAAGTTGCGTAGATGATAGGAGATACAATCATGTGGACTAAACCTAGTGCAACAGAACTCAGATTTGGTATGGAAATCACCGCCTACGTCATGAATCGCTAATAGCTATAAAATTGCCTGTAAGGAAGGATTTTGCCTACAATAGGCATTATTCTTCCTATTGCAGTTTGTAGCATAAAACAGTCATTAGATACCTTTATGACTGATATAAGCGACATCACTTGTAAGTAATAATTTAATCTTATCACTTATCCGTAATATCTTTAGTGGCTTTCCACCTATCCCACTTTGTCCACACTTCACCTAACTCATTAAACGTCTTATTAGCTATCCCAAAGGCCGGAAACACCTCTCTCCATACCTTTGCACCATTCACCTGATAAACCGCGCCTATCTCAATCAGCGGTGTGTTGCGTAACGGATGCTCTGGCGGCAAATCGTTAAGCTCAGTCATCTTGTAACTTCGGACACGATGTCCAGGCGCACTCTGTCACCTTGCTCAAATCTTTACCGCAAATTTTGCAAAGTTCATTTTTGCTGGAAAAAATCCTGTCCCACCCATCTTCGTACTCTTTGTTGGATGGCTTGCTCATAATTAGTTGTCCGGTAATTGGATTGGTCGTTGCCATTTGCATCCCTCGCATTTATCTGATTGATGTGATTTAGACCACTCGCATCGGTCGCTCATTACGTCAGCGATTATTTCTGTGACAAGTTTATATGTCCAGTCAGCATTATACTCTCGCGTTTGGACGTAGTAATGACTGCGCCGCTCTGCGTTATAGCATCCGTATCTATCTGTCACGTTTCCTCCGCTTCAGTTCAATGGTCAGGCTGATGGTTGCAGCAGTAGCAAAGCCAAGTGCAAATGCGCCTGCATAACAAATAAAATATTCAAGTAGTAGTGCCATTGTTTTTCTCCTTTAGTTTTGCGTCTGCCCAGATAGCTCCTTCGTATGCGCTTGATGGAATTTCAACTAAGTCTTTTGCCGTCAACCCAACCCATTCACGCTGCTCAAGACGTTTTTTGAGTTCCTTGTTTTCTTTCTCAAGGTCTTGTGCAACCTTCTGCCAGTCAATCATTATCATCTCCTACCTTTTTGCCGGTGCTGGCAAAATGGTCTTGCCATCCGTCTTTCAGGTGTCCAAAGTCGCGTGGCTCAGTCACTTCAGTTTCCTTGCCACACACATCACAAATGTCCATGTGCCATGTCGCAACACCACACGCACGTTTGCCGTATTTAATGCCGCAGTTATGGCATATCCATGTTGGGTAGTGCGTGTATTTGTTTTCCATCCCTTGCTTTGCTATGTCTCGCATCTGCTCAATAAGCCTCAAAAGATACGCCTCAGTGCAGGTTGCTGGCTCAGGTATTCCTTCACTTCTAGCCCATACTTCATAAATTTCACGGAACAATTCTTTGCTCATGTGTTTTTCTCCTTGAGTTTTTCTTCTGCCCACCATACAGCAGATTCAAACGCTTGCTTCGCTACCCAACTATGCTTCTGTCCTTCATCTATCTCCTCATCCGTCAACCCAACCCATTCACGTTGTGGTGGTTCAGCGTAAAGTAACGACTCATTTTTAGGTTTTTTAAACCAAAATACTCCGCCACGACCATATAAATTTTCCTGTAGCTGTCCAACAGGCTCAACCTTCTCCGCTTCATCCATATCTCTAATCTTATCTAAGGCATCCCAATAAAACTCAGTGTGCGCCTTGGCGTCTTCTATTCTTCCTGCATCTAGGTATTTACAAACATCTCTTGCGTCTTCTACTGCGGCTTCCAATAATTTAATGTAGCTCATCACCACACCTCGCCTTTCCCTATAAATTGATGCCGATTGCCTGTAGCATCGCTAAATGTAATAGTGCAAGCAACTGGCTGCGGCCTTATAACAAAATCAATAATGCGCGTCATAGCTAATGCAACACATATTAGACTGAATACCGCTATCAGAAACACTTTAGTCTCGCTCATGGATTATCTCCCGCTTCGCTGCCTGGGCTATCATTACTAACAGCTTTGGCAGTTCGTCAACTTCGTCAATAATTAGTAAAGGCAGCAGAGTAGCACAAAACATATTCGATAATTGTATTCATTCGTAATACTCCGTTTAGTCCTACCATTTGATAATTTGCCCAGCCATTTCAGGGAATCCTGCATCGTTAGCCATTTCTCTTGTGACCTCAATATACTGAGATTCTTGCTGCTGTTCTTCTTCCCACTGTTTTATCATTTGCTTCTGCATTATTTGCTCCCTTTTTTTAGCCACCTCAACCGCAACTTCCAACACGGCGGCACGAACAGCGGCGTATTTGTCGGGGTAGGCTGAGAAATAGGTCTCTGTACCTGTTACCTGCATGTCGTCATAGTCATAAATAGCTCTTGCATAGTGTTCAAAAATATATACAGTAACCCACAAATCCACAGCCAGCCCTAGACAATCACCGTCGTCTGTTTTTGGGTTCCAGACAAGCGACTCGTCTGGCTCCATAGGCGCATAAGGAGAATATATTTCCGTGTTTATTCCAGCAGCCTTAGCCACCAGCTCAAATTCTTCACGCTCTGTCATGGTTTTTCTCCTTTAACATTGCTTCTATTGCAAAAACTGCTTCCTTTATATTCATTGCCATAAATTCTTTTTGCTCAAACCCCGTCAGCCCTACCCATTCAAGTTGTGGTGGTGCGGTGTAGAGCTTGATGCATTTGTCACAAGAAACATCGCCAGCATCCTTGTAAAGGAAAAAGTCGGATTCATCTTCTGTTTTACCCTCATGCCAAATACCAAAAGGCTCCTGCTGTAATTCGTCAGAATTACTCTCTGCAAGTGCTTTTATTAGTAATATTGCGGCATGGTGTGTTTTATAACTGTCACCACAAGGTAAGGTTTCAAGTGCTTCTAATGCTTCTTCTGCTGCTTGTCGTAGTTCTGTCATACATCCTCCATGCGTATTTTGCCGATGGTTTCGGATGTTGGTGTCGTTGTTAATGTTGTTAAGCCGCTGGTGATGTCGTTCATCACTATTTTGTTTACATACAACCACCGTTGCTCTTTTATTAGCTTATTGACTGGCTTGGCTATGCGGTATTCATAGTTGTATACCCATTCTCCGTCAAAAGGTTCCCACTTTTCTTCACCACAAGCTCTTTGTTCAATCTCCCCACCATCAAGCCAGTGGAGCATCTCGTTCTCGTATAGGTAATTGCGTTTCATTTCAACTCCTTTTTCTACAATCTGTTATTTAAGATACTGTGCCGTTATCTACTATAAGAGATAGGTTTCCATGCCAAAGTGTTTTTCTTTTTCTCTGGCTGCGTAATTTCTTGTAATTGACCTCTATAAAAAAGTGCGGGAAGTTGACAGCCTTGCGGGTATCTTGCTTTTTCCTTAGCTTCGTCATCTGTGTCTGCTTCTATAAGCTCAAAATGACGCTGCCAGTCAGTATCGCCTTTGCGTTTATACCAATAAGAAAATTCGTAAGTAGCCATCACCATACCTCCCCTTGACCAACAAACTCATGCCGATTGCCACCAGCGTCTGAAAACGTAATCGTGCAAGCCTGAACCTTCGCTGGCAATGTCCAATCTATAATGCGTGTTCCTGCAAGCGTTACGCAGATAATGAGCAATACAGCTACCACAAAAGATTGAGTGTCACTCATGGATAATATCCTTCTTCGCAGCTTCAGCAATCTGAGCGAGCAATTGTGGCATATTGTCAACTTCGTCAATCACTAGCAGCGGTTCTGTTCTGGCTACAATTTTGCCATCGTCATTGTAATAAACTTCACAGATACCAAGACAATCATTTAGTTGCAGCAGGCGGTAGTTCCACATTTGCCACCTCCTGGTTCAACTTGTTAATTTCAGCCAATCCATTGCGAATGATGTCTATGACCGCATAGTTGATTAGCCAATCATTTGTTTCTTTGTCCATGTTAATGACTAATGTTGCGCTGCCATCTTCATGCTCTGTAACCATTTCAACTTTAATGTCCATCTCAACTTCTCCTGTAAAGTGAGCCTACTCACAGACGCTTTCGGCTTGTTTGTTAGAACGGAATAGAATCTAAATCTTCATCGTCAAAAGGGTCAGGCTGGAAGCCATCTGCCTTTTTCGGTTCTCTGGCTGGCGGCAATTCACCATCAGCACGTTTATCAAGCAGCGTAATATCAACGATACGGCACTCCAAAGCAGACTTTGTTTCGCCTGCCTTGTTCTGGTACTCGTTCATTGTAATCTCGCCTGTAATCGCAACGTGCGAGCCTTTCTTGAGATACGGATGCACGGCCTCGGCTTTCTTTGCCCATACGGTACAGCGTACCCATGATGTCTTGGCGTTTTTTCCGTAGCCAGACTGTAATGCTGCGTTAAACTGACAAACTGCCGTTCCTTCCTGCGAGAACCGAAGTTCTGCATCTGCACCGAGACGTATTGTTGCCGATAGATTGTTCATATTACTTACCTTTCAACTTTTGGTTAAGAGCTTCGTATCGCTCGTTTACTTCATCGAGAAACTTCCTGACTTCATCTTCAAGCATGGCGATATATTCATCGTCACGCTCATATCTCACGCAGAAGTATTTTAAGTTTTCTGCAATATCAGGATTGATGTTATTAACAATTGGAAGATATGAAACGAAGTCAACCCACTTTGCACCAGTGCAAGCCATCTGCCAGGCCATCTGTGGTTTATACTTTTCTGGAACTTCGCCAGCAATCCAATAATCTGTATGCACTCTTGGCGTTGGGCATTTACATTCCAGCAGACCTTTACCAATCACGCCGTCTGGACTTGCGCCTGCCATGTCAATAGTAGGATGATGCACGAACCCTACTTCCAGAACTAAGTTACCAGTTCTAGCCTCGTACTCCATGCGTGCAAACGGCTCTTGCTCAGTGCCATGTTGCATTGCAGGATTTGTGTGAGTTTCTTGAAACACGCCAAGCCGCTCCATTGCTAAGTCATTAGCATAATTTGCCCTGCTAGTGCTATAGCCTGTCTTGGTCTTGGCAATCACATCTGCAACACGCGAGGCCGTTACCTTCCCTGCTCTGACTGCAAACCATTTAGGTGTACCTTGAATTATATCTGTAGTCATTTGGCTACACCCGCTTTCACTTTATTTGCAGCATCAAGGTCACCTGCTTGCGAACATTCGTTCATCGCAAACTTGTAAGCGTTTTTCTTCGCATCGCCTTCAAGGTTGTTAATCTGGTCAATCAGTTCCTGAATGCGTGCGGCAGATACTTTCTTAGCTGTTGGTCGGTTACTAGCAGCGTTGCCGTCATCATCTTCCGGTGCGATACCAGCAGCAGCCATCAGACTGTAACGCCGAGCGTATGTCAAAGCCGAGCCGTAACCTTGCGGGTCTTGCTTGCTTGCAGGAACGGTTAAAATACCACCGCTGATACTTTCCCCTGACTCGTGCAAGAAAATCGTTTCTACGCTCACACCGCCATCATAGGGATGATTCTTTTGCATAAGCATGATGCCGTTATTGTTTAGCGCGTCAATTACTGCCTCAACGCAACCAGCCAGGTCAACATACTTTGATTTGAAGTGCGGGTTATTGCTGGTCTTTAGAGCTGGTGCAAATTCTTTTTGCGCCTTGACCAATGCTGTAGCTATCTTGTCCATCTCAACTTCTCCTATTGTCAACTTCGTTAAAACACTCTGGTGATTCAAGTCTTAATTTTGCCACGACTTCATCAATCTTACTAGCAATTTCTTCAGCTTCTTTAGCTTGAACCTTAGTCCAGTCTTTTCCGCTCGATACTGCTATCAATCTTTGTTGCTGTTCCTGCGTCAACATTCTCATTCTCCATCATTAAAAATTGTTGCATACCTACTTCTTGCCACCAACGCTCCTGGTCATCTGCGCTGTAAATATCTTCTGAGGTATCCATATTCTCCTTCCCAAAACCATTGTTGAACAATAGACTTTCTAGCCAACTGAGCAAGTTCATTTCTGATGCGCTCCTTCATCTGTTCTGCTGTTTCGTTTCTCATAACACCTCCACGATTTCAGGTAAAAACACCAGCATTAAGATTAAACATCCAAACATCAAAGTTCCAACTACATCCCAAAAAACGCTCATAGTATTTTCTCCTTGCCAGAAACAACGCCAACCTTGCCGTTAGTCCAATCGTAAACTACTCGTGGTGTCTTGCCTTTGTATGCCCAATCATTTGCTGCCATCGCACGTTGCAGTTCACGCTTACGGTCTGCTGCTGCTTCTGCTTCTGCCTGATGCCAGGCAGCAAGTTGTTCAGGTGTAAAGTCATCAAGAAAATTACTCATGGTCAGTTACCTCCAAGCTATACAGATAGTTAAGCATTTCAAGAAACTCCTTGTCTGATGATGCTTCTTCGCCTTTTGCCCAGAGTGCGCCACAGTTTCTGCAAGCAGCACCGTAGTTGGTGATTAGAACTGCCAGTTTCAAACGCTCTTTGCTAGTCATCTCAACGTCTCCTGTGTTTGTTTGTGCTACAAGGTCAATTATCCGCATCCATGAAACCAATGCAATAGGTTTAGCACATTGTATTTTTCTATAAGATTAACTGCGCCTATATAAAATAACTATAAATAAAGTTCATGCACTATCAGTTATCACCTTACAATATCAATATCTCTGTGACGGAGGGAA